CAGCTTTATTGCAAGAAAGGATGCACATTATGAAAAACGAAGAACTGGATAAATTCGACGAAACGCAGCCGCCGCAGATGCAGCAGCCGCAACTGCATTTCAGCCTTAACGTCGATGAGGTGAACCTGATTTTCAGGGCATTGGGCGAACTGCCGCACCGTGTATCCGACCCCGTAATTCGCAATGTAATGCAACAGGCACAGGCACAAATCGAAAAGCCTAATTAATGAACCTCTCTGACCAGCTTCTTGACCTGTCTGTAATTAGGCAGTTGCTTCTGGAGCGGGTTATCGCTGGTCAGAGTGTACAGCTTAACAAGCAACTTGATGCCATCGCTGCCGAATTGGAAAAGCAGCTTAAGGGCAAAGAGTTAACCGAATATCAGGGGCGGCGGCTTAATAAGGCCATTGCCGAACTTAAAAACATTATCAGCATCAAAGCCCCTGACCTTTCGGAACTTAGTGTTGCTGAAGCTGAGTTTTTCCGCGATGCGATGGTTTCCGTAGGCATTGACGCCGCGCTTCCGCCAGTATCGGCAATCAACAGCATTGCTAACAGTTCGCTAATACAGGGCGCGACAATTAATAACTGGTTTTCCAGACTGAACGAAAGCACCCGCTTTGACGTTGAGCGCACGGTTAAGAATGGCGTTTCACTCGGTCAGACTAACTCACAGATTGCCAAGGCGCTTATAGGGGTTGGCGACAAGGGTGGTGAACCAATCGCCAAGAGCCGCAGAGATGCAATGGCTATCACTCGAACCGCTGTGCAAACAGTGTCCAAGGATGCGCGCCTTGCCGCTCTGGAGGCCAACGCTGACATCATTAAGCAGGTGCAATGGGTATCGACGCTGGACAGCCGCACATCTGACATCTGTATTGTGCGCTCTGGCAAGCTGTGGACGTATCCCGACTTTAAGCCGGTAGACCACAAAATTCCTTGGAATGGTGGCCCACCTGCACACTGGAACTGCCGTTCAAGTTTCATTCCAATCACCAAGTCTTTTGAGGAACTGACAGACGGACGGATAAAGGACAATATTGAGCCAGCTACCCGCGCCAGTATGGATGGCTACGTTGCTGCTGACCTGACCTTTGACGCCTTCCTGCGCAGCAAACCGCCTGAGTTTGCTGACAAGATGCTTGGTAAAGGCCGCGCTGAATTGTGGCGCTCTGGCAAGATTACGCTGAACCAGCTTCTTGACCAGCGTGGCAACCCGCTAACGCTTACTGAACTGCGCAACCGTTATGGTGGCGCGTCTGTTGTCGCGCAGCCGGAGCCAATTGAGATACCAAAGCCAATCGTTAACAGACCGGCATTTAATCCTGCTGTAAATGAGGACACGATACCTGTTGTATCCCGTAAGGAAGCGCAGAAGGCACTAACTGCACAATTTGCGGCGGCAGCGGCTGACCCGCGCTATGAATTGGAAGGCCGCATTGTTTATCGCGGCATCAAGCCAGCAGACCTTGGAAAATCAAATCTAAGCACCGGCTTTAGTGATGAAGCAATGTCCATGATTTTGTCGCTGAAGCCTGAGATTGATGATTTGGCTGACCGCTTTGGCGTACCAAGGTTGCGTGGATTTAAAACAAGCACCGCATCCGTAGGCTCTATGGGCGATGGTTTGATGACATTGCACCCTGAGTATTTGACGGGATACGCTTCGCGTGTGGGCGGCAAGGAAACCGCCGCAAAGATTGCTCAACTGCAAGCAATCAACAAAGATTTGCTCCAACGCATGACTGATTACGGTGAGCAGCTTGATGTAGTGAATGAAAAGCTACGGGGAGTTGCTCGCAACTCAGATGAATATAATCGACTTTGGGCAGAAAAATCTGAAATCCTGTCTAATCACAATAAGTTAGCAGACGAATATAGCAAAAATTCCAAAACCATAAAGCTGAAGCAAGGCAAAGGAACTGATGAGCCGCAAAGCACATGGAGGCGTGGCGATGATCCAGCCAAAAGGCCATTTGGCTCAGACAGCTATATGACCAATGGAGTGGATAAGGCGCGAAGCCTTTTCTACCATGAATTTGCCCACCACGTTCACCAGATGTACGACAAGACGAAGCGCCGCCTTGTCGAAAAGCCACCAATTGAGCGCAGGTTGCTTGAACTTTGGGGAGCGAAAACCAAGGCTGACAAGGATTTGCAGCCTTCTCGCTATGGCACAACAAACCAACACGAATGGTTTGCTGAAAACTTTGCGCTCTACATGATGGATAGGCGCGATTTAGTGGACACAGACATCATTAAACTCATTGAGGATTTGCTAGATGAACAAGCCAATAGATAAGGCGCAAGCCATTCTGGAAGCCAAAGGTAGCAATCTGATGCAAACGGATTTGGATGAAATGAGGGAGATTTTCATGCAGGTTGCGCTTGATGATTGGGATGACACTTTGTTTTTGATGGAAGGTGTTGCGCTAATCGTAAATGACCCATCGTACACAGGAGACATTGCGCCAATCGTGTAAATGCTTGCTTACGATAGGATATTAAACAGGGTTTAGCTTTTTAGCCCATCCATGCTATAAAGCTAACAATGGTTGCGAAGGCAGGGCTGGAGCAACGTAACGGCCAGAGGCCAAACTTAGTCCAGAGGACAAAACCATGAGTGATGATCGGATTGCAGAACTTGAAGCGGCGGTAGAGGCTCTTACGGCCAAAAACCGCGAATTGCTTGGAGAGGTTAAGGTAGCCAAGGCTAAGGCTAAGGGTGCGGAAATTGATCCAGCAGAACACGCAGCACTTCAATCAGAGGTTGATGCGCTGAGAGCAGATTTGAGCAAGGTGGCTAAAGACAGCACCAAGACGATTGAGCAGTTGCAGAAAAGCCTGACCGAAAAGGATGGCGCATTGCAATCTTACCTCATCGACAATGGGCTGACTGACGCACTGGTTAAAGCTGGTGTACGCTCTGAGTTTATGGGAGCCGCAAAAGCTATGCTGCGCAATCAGGCGCAGGTTAAGGCTGAAGAAGGCAACTATTCCGCACTTATGGGAGATAAGCCGCTCGTTGACGCTGTGGCAGAATGGGCAAGCAGTGATGAAGGCAAGCACTTCATTTCCGCACCTGCAAACTCTGGCGGCGGAGCCGCTGGCGGTAATGGCTCACAGCAAACTATTGCGCCCAAGGGCAACCTTGGTGGCGATAAAACGCAACGGGTAAACGCAATTAAGCAAATGTTCCCGAACCTTCCAGCATAAGGAATTTCTACAATGTCTCTTTCGCAGATGCAGGTATTCAATGAATACATCATGCCAGCTACCATCGAAACTCTCGCTCAGATGGTGGACAAATTTAACGGCGCTTCAAACGGCTCCATCCGCCTGACCACTTCGGGCTTTGACGGTGACTTTTTGCAGGAAAGTTTCTTCGCTGCAATTCACTCGGCACAGCGCCGCGTTGACCGTTATGCTTCGCAAGCATCGGCCACTGCAACCGACCTCACGCAGCTTCGCACCAGCGGTGTAAAGGTTGCTGGCGGTTTCGGCCCCATCCGCTTTGAACCCGGCCAGTTGACGTGGCTCCAGAAGCCCACCAGCGAAGGCATCGAAGTTGCTTCGCGCAACTTTGCTGAAGCACTGCTTGCCGACCAGCTTAACACTGCCATTGCTGCACTTGCTGCTGCCATCGGCAATCAGGGCGCTGCCACCACCAATGACGTTTCGGCATCGGCTGGCATCAGCTACACCGCAATGAACGCTGCTCACGCACTGTTTGGCGATATGTCGCAGGGCATCGTTGCTAACGTGATGAACGGCGCAGCTTACCACAAGCTGATTGCTCAGAACCTCACCAACGGCGCACAGCTTTTCGTTGCCGCCAATGTGCAGGTTGTAGACATCCTTGGCCGCCCCGTCATCGTGACGGACGCACCGGCTCTGTATGTTGCTGGTACGCCGAACAAGCTGCGCGTCCTTGGTCTGGTTGATGGCGCTGCTACCGTTTATGACGGTGGTGACGTTATCAGCAACATCGACACCAGCAACGGCCAGACCCGCATCGAAACCACGATGCAGGTTGATTACACCTTTGGTCTGGCTCTGAAGGGCTACACTTGGGATGTGACCAACGGCGGCAAGTCGCCTACGGACGCTGAACTTGCTACCGGCTCCAACTGGGACAAGGTTGCAACGTCGATCAAGCACACCGCTGGCGTTATGGCTGTTGGTGACGCTGCTCTGTAAGGTCTAAGATTAAAGCCGCTGGCGGATTGGAAGTCTCTGCCAGCGGCTTTTTCTCACAGGAGTTAAGCGATGAAAATTATTTACGAACCGCATCCAATCAATCCTGCCCGTAAGGCAAAGCTGCAAGAGCAGGGTTACAAGATTATTGACGCAGTTTTTGCACCTGCTGGCACACCTATCCATCAAGGTATGGAAGTTACAGATGGTGAAGAAATTGTAGAAGCAATTGAGCCTGTCATTGCTCAAGAGGCTGATGAAGTGATACAGGAAGCTGAAGCTGAAGCTGAAGCTGTAGAGCCTCGCAAGCGGGTACGTTCTCGTAAGGATTAATCATGGCATTTGTGGTCGAAACAGGGGCAGGGCTTTCTAACTCCAACAGCTATGCAAGCGTTGCTGCTGCTGACGATTACGTTACTGAGAGGGGTATGACTGGCTGGTCAACTCTGACCACCACCTTGAAACAGCAAGCCCTAATCAAAGCCACTGATTATTTAGAGGCTACATACAGGAACGCATGGAAGGGCGACAGGGTTACGCAAACTCAAGCACTTTCTTGGCCGCGTATTAGCGTTTATGTTGACCGCTTTCTGCTTGATGCCAACATTGTCCCCCTACCTGTTGTCAAAGCCTGTATTGAGATGGCTGTGCGCTCTGCCGCTGGCGAAGTGCTAATTGCAGATCAAGGTCAGCGGGTGAAGCGCGAAAAGGTAGATGTAATTGAGGTTGAGTATCAGGATTACTCAGACCCTGCCCAACGCTATCCTTTCGTCAATCGGATGCTTACCCCCTACATAAATTCAGGCTCTGACGGTGGCTTTGTTTCCGTTTCGGTGAACCGCACATGAGTGACATAGCCCTGACAGCCTCTAAGTTGCTGGCTGCCAAGGGTGAGCCTGTGACCATTACCTTTTTCGGCTCTGCTGCAACCGACCCCATCACTGGCGAAGCTGAGACGCCAACAGCTAACACTGTTTACACCGGCAATGGCTATCCTTCCAAATATATGAAGAAGGATATTGATGGGGCTAATATTCTGGCTGGCGATGTGCGGCTGATTTTGGAGTTGATTGCAGAGCGGCCTGAAGTTGGCTGTTTTGCCACAGTTGATGCCACCACCTACCGCATCATGGATGTAAACCCGATACGCCTTAGCGGCGCTGACGTAATTTACATCTGTCAGCTAAGAGCCAACTAATGATCGACATAGGGGAGCGCGTCTGGTTCCCGTCCGAATGGGATACAGGCATTTTAGATAGCGTCCTGCATGACGCTAGTGGAAATATTATCGCCTATGTCATCCTTTTGGATAATGGTAAGAAGGTGGCTCTGGATATGCAGGTTGTGGAGCGGCTAGATGATTAACACCAAAATTAGCGCGGCTCTCGCTACGCAGCTAAACACGCTCAACCTGCCGACACATTGGGAGAATAGCAAATTCACCCCTACGGCTGGTCAGATTTATCTAAGTGAAAGTCTACTGACAGGTGACACAATCCCTGTCGGTGTCGCCAGTGCTTCTTCAGATGAATTTGGGGGCATTTATCAGGTGCTTGTATATGCACCAATGGACAAGAACAAAGGGCCAGCCAGAAGCACCGCTGACACCGTTGCTGCTGCTTTCCAGCGTGGCAATAGGTTGACCTATGATGGTGTGACGGTGACTATCCAGCGCACTACGCAAAACCCGTCTTTTGTGTCTGGTGATAGATGGGTTATTCCCGTCAGCATCACCTACAGGGCATTTGCATGACCACTTTTACCCTAAGCATGAAAGCGTTTGCTGAGAAAGTTGGCAAAAACGCAGATGCAGCCATTAGAACCATTTGCTTGGATTTGCTGAAGGATATTGTGCTAAATACGCCAGTTGATAGCGGAAGGGCTAGGGCCAACTGGCAATGCAGCATCAATACGCCTGTTTCGGGACAAATTTCTTTTTCCGCTGACAGCGGAAGTGGGATTACAGCGCCTAAAGAAAGTGCTGCTTCCGCTGATGCTATCCTGAGAGGCACGGCAATCTCGGCTCAAGCAAGCGGCAACGTCTTTTGGATAAGCAACAACCTACCATACATTTACCGATTGGAATTTGAGGGTTGGTCAAAACAAGCGCCAAATGGTATGGTGCGCCTTGCTATCGACCGCGCTAAACGCCGGATGCGTTAGCGTGACTTAAATGTTGCTTTGTGATATACCACTTAAACTGCTTGTCTTTGGAGGTTAGATATGACCGTTGTTTCTTCAGTTGGCACTATCGTTTCGGTGTCGGCATCTGCTCCCTCAACTTATGATGCTACCGGCTTTGCCGCTCTCACTTGGTCTGCCTGTGGTGAATTGGCTGACCTTCCCGCTTTTGGTGCTGAAGCTGCTCTGGCAACGCACACGCCGCTGCGCACTGGCATTGTCGCCAAGCGCCGTGGTTCGCTCAACTATGGTTCAGTCACGCTGACGATGGCACTTTCTGATGCCGATACTGGTCAGGGTATTCTGCAAACCAAGGGCGATGCTACCGCTGGTTCTTCGGCTCAGGTTTCGGTGAAGGTTGCGCTGGTTAGCGGTGACATCCAGTATTTTACCGCACAAGTTATGTCGTTCAAAACCAACGTGGGCAATGCTGATGCCATCACGATGGCTGAAGTGACGCTGGAAATTGATAACTCGGTTGTGAAGGTTAACGTCTAATCAACCCTAACAAACTTCCCTGCCGTAGCTGCATCCGACTGCGGCAGGGGAGACTGGCTTCGGATGCAATCGGATGAGGTATTAAATGTCTTTTGATCTTAATTCGCTGAAGCCTGTAAAGGCTGATGATGGCGCAACTCTGCAAATCGTACATCCTGAAAGCGAAGAAGTTATTGATGGTATGACCATCACGCTGCTGGGGCAGGACAGCAAAGTTTACCGAAAAATCCAACTCGCCAAGCAACAGGCTGCGCTGAACCGCATTGCCAAAGGCAAAAAGGCCATTGACCTTGATGCTGAAAAGCTGGCTGAAGACAGCATTGATGACCTTGTGCAGCTTACTACCGGCTGGACTGGCTTTGTGCTTGATGGCGTTGACCTAAAATGCACACCAGAAAATGTTCGCACGGTTTATGGCGAATGGGCTTGGATTAAGGAGCAGGTGCAGGAGTTTGTAGCAGACCGCTCTAATTTCTTTCGCGCAAACACTTGATGAATTAACGCTTTTCGTCCGGCAAGCTGCTTGGCTTAACACAATCCCCAAGGGCGCAAAACGTCCGCGCAGGGAAACTAAGTCATCCGCTATGCCGCCACTAGGGGGTGGGGCCTATCTCATTGAAATTCTCTTTGAGGTAGGCCCATCTAAATCGACTGGCATGGGCGGTCACACTTCCATTGATGACGTTGATTTAGCGGCTTGGATGTCTAACCAAAACGTCAGGCTAAAACCGTGGGAGGCGCAAACCATTCGCAAAATATCCCGCGAATATGCTGCAATGTTATCAGAGGCAGTTGAGCCAAATACGCCGCCGCCTTGGGTTGATCGAAATTTCTTAGACCAAGAGCGGCGGGACAAAATTGCAAAAGCGATGCTGAATTGGGCGGACAATATCAACGCCAAGACACGCAACTAATCTTGTGCTATGAGGCTCGGTAAGCGATAACGCATCGGGCTTCATAGGACATTGCGCGTGGCAGAAGACTTAGCAAATCTCAGAATTTCCGTTGATAGCCGCGATGTTAATGCGGCCACAACCGATTTGGATACGATGGCTAAAGCTGCTGGCCGCACAAATGCGTCAGTTGATAGGTTGACTACGGCCAATCAAAGAATGGCTGCTGCTCTAGCAACGTCTAACAAGCCACTTATTGACGCCACCCGCTATCTCACATCTATGCAAACTGAGTTGGAGCAGGTTGGCCGTTCTTCACTGCAAATCAAGGCCCTTGAAATCCGCATGGCTGCGGCTGCGGCTCCTACCGCTGAACTAGCCCAAGAAATTCGCAATGTTGGCGCTGCGCTGATCCGCGCTGAAAGGAATATGGGCGGCGCTGGCAATGGTATGCAGCAGGTTGCTAACCGCACCAAGTTGGCAAGCCATGAAGTGACTAACCTTGCATTCCAGTTTCAGGATTTGGGTGTGCAGCTTGCTGGTGGCGCTAACCCACTTGTTGCCCTTGCACAGCAGGGTTCTCAGGTCAGCGGCATAATGATGCAGTCAGGTATGTCTGTAGGCCAATTTGGCAAAGCTATTTTGTCTATGATTGGCAACGCAACAAAGGCTCTTTTGCTCAATCCCATTTTCCTTGCCCTTGCTGGCGCTGCTGGCGCTGTTGGCTTGGCGTTTAACTTCATGGCGGATGATATTTCTAAGGCATCTGGCGTGAGTGTCCAAGCAGGTGACGTAATGCTTGGCGCATTTGATGTGGTCAGAAATTTCCTATCCAATCAGGTAACAGCAGCTTTCGCGTATTTCGGCACAACCGCTGGCGAAGTTTGGGATGCTGTTATCGGATATACCCGCAAAGCGATTAACATTATCATCGGGATTGTTTCCCTTATTCCCCGCGCATTTGTCGAAGCGTTTAAGACCGTCCCTGTAGCTATTGAAAAGCTGCTTTCAGGCGACCTGACTGGCGCTATGCAGGTGCTTGGCAGTTCAATGGGCAAAATTGCTGGCGGCACTTTTGGCACAGATTACATTGGTCAAATTGGCAGTGTGCTTAAGGACGCCAGCGTAAATCGCGCCATTAAAAGGCAAGCTGAAGAAAGTGGTAAAAAGATAGGTAAGGACACGGCTTCGGGAATTGCCAAGGGAGTTAAAGACGCCTCTGAGGAATTTACCACTGCCATTGAAGCCTTAGTAGCGGAAAAGAAAAAAATAGGGATGTCACCAGAGGACATCCGAATGATGGAAATAGAGGCATTGGCCGCCAAGGCCAACGCCAAAGGCTATGAAGACCTTGCCAAGCAGTTGCTTCAGGCTGGTAAGGAATGGAAGCAAGCCCATGACGCTTTTAAAGCCAGCGAACTGCGCAAAGAGGCTAATAAGGAAATTGAAGCAACCCTTAAGGCTCTTGAAAATGAATATCTGCTGTTAGGACTTACGGGAGAGGAAAGGGCAAGGGCTGCGCTGGAATTGGAGCGTGAAGGCTACATTGCCAAATATGTTGCCGCACTTGGTCTTGATGAAGCCACTGCCGCATGGGAGCGTTACAGGGCTGCCAAGGAAAAGATTATTGATAAAGAAAGCGCCATCGCAAAAGAGCGCAAGGAAGCTGAAAAACTAAAGCAGCAACTTGAAGGCATTGTTAGGCTTTTGGATGACATGACGGGTGGCGCTGTAAGCAAAATCAAAGACATTATCGTCACTGTAAAAGCGAATTTTGACACCAAGGAACTGAAAGAAGCGTTTAAAGGTATAGGTAAGTCTCTGACTGATGCCTTGAAAAAGGCTGGCTTGGATATTGGTAAAATAAGCAAAACGCTTGGCGCTGCATCGGCTGGCGCTCAAATTGGGGCGGGGGTAAATTCCATATTCAACAGCTTGGGTGTCAAATCATCCAAGGCTGGCGCGCAAGCTGGTGGCGCTATCGGTGCGGCTGCATTTGGCCCTGTCGGTGCTATCGCTGGCAGCATCTTGGGTGGCGTTTTGGGTGGTATGCTCAAGAAAACCAAAACAGGTTCCGCAACTATTTCGCAGATAGCTGGACAAGGTATGCAAACGGCATTGTCTGGCAATAGCAAGGCGCTGAAAGATGTTGCTAATTCAATGGCAACTGGCTTGCTCAAAGGCTTGGGCGACATGGCCGAACAGCTTGGCGGCACACTTGGTGGCGCTGTTAAACTGTCCATCGGTCAGCGTAACAAGAATTTTGTCGTTGATCCGACTGGCGCTGGCCGCACCAAAGGCTCTGGCGTCATTAACTTTGGTCAAGACCAAGCCGCAGCGGTTGCTTACGTCACTCAGCTTGCCATTCAGCAAGGTATTGTCACCGGCATCAGTGCTGGCGCGCAGACGCTTATCCGCGCTGGTGATGACCTTAGCGCGCAGGTGCAAAAGGCGCTTAAATTCGATCAAGTCTTTAAGGATTTGATGAAGGAGACTGACCCGCTCAACGCCAGCTTGGCGGAACTGTCAACGGAGATGGAAAAGCTAAAGGCCATCTTTAAAGAGGCTGGCGCATCGGCTGAAGAATACGCCAAGCTGGAAGAACTGTTTGCCATCCGTCAGGCCAAGGCCATCTTTGAAGCTAACAAGCCCCGCCGTGAACTAGAAATTAGATTGATGGAAGCACAGGGCAACACGACTGCTGCCCTAGCAGCGCGCCGCCAGCTTGAACTTGAAAGCATGGATGCCAGCCTTCGCACATTGCAGTTGCAGATATGGGCAGCAGAGGATGCAGCAGA